GGTAAATTCGAAGCCCACTATTTTTTTAGTTTCAGAACTCATAAAGGCATTTCGTTATTAATCAATGACTTACAAGGATATTGCCACACTGCAAGAAGTATCAGACTTTTTAATGCTCACCGATCGCCGCGTGCAGCAATTGAAATCAGAGGGTGTGATCGTCAAGATCGACCGTGGCCAATATGACTTGGTGCAATCGACTCAAGGGTATATAAATTTTTTACGTGAGCGCGCGTTTGGTGGGGTGGCCAACACTGATCAACATGGTGAAAAAACCCGACTGATCACAGCGCAGGCCAACATCGCAGAGATGAATGATGCAGAGTTGCGCGGTGATTTGGTGCGTGCTGATATAGTGAGGCGTGCCATATTTACAGCGGCACGCGGTGTGCGCAATTCATTGCAGACGGTAGCCGATCGCCTGGCCGTACCAATGGCCGGTGAGAGTGATCACCATGAAATACACGATATGATCGAGGGTGAGATCAATCAAATTTTGACTGATATGGATAAGGAATGGTCGGACATAGTGGCCGAGCCGGTAGAGGATGAGCAGCAAAAAGATACCGAAAGTTGATGTTAATGGTGAGCGTTTGGCGCTTGCTGCAATTGCTGCCGGATTAAAACCCGACCCCTGCGAGCCAATGAGTGAGTGGGCAGATGAGCATCGATTGTTGAATCAAACTTATGCAGCAGAGCCAGGGCGTTGGCGTACCAATCGCACCCCCTATCTCAAAGAGATAATGGATGCATTTTCACCATCGAGCCGGTGTGAGTTTGTGACCATTATGAAAGGCGCGCAGCTAGGATTTACCGAGGCACTCACCAACATGTTGGGTTATATAATCCACCGCGCACCGGCACCAACCATGATGGTGCAGCCAACTCAAAACCTGGCCAAGCGTTACAGCAAGCAACGTTTATCAACCATGATCCAAGACATGCCAGTGCTGCGAGGATTGGTTGCCGATCCAAGGGCGCGTGATAGTGGCAACACCACTTTATCAAAAGCATTTGACGGTGGTGTGTTATTTATTGCCGGTGCTAATTCGGCAGCCGATTTGCGATCTGTACCGGTCAGATTTTTGCTGCTCGATGAGGTCGATGCCTACCCTTACGATTTGGATGGTGAGGGTGACCCCATCGAGTTGGCTGTTAATAGAACAAAAACATTTGCTAGGCGCAAGGTTTTAATCGGCAGCACGCCAACCGTTAAAGATGTGAGCCGTGTTGAGCGCGAATATTTAAAGGGTGATCAAAGAAAATACCACGTGGCCTGCCCACATTGTAAAACGATGCAAGAACTTTACTGGCAAAACATCAAATGGGATAAGGATAAAAACAAAATACCCCGCCCGGAAACCGCATTTTATATGTGCGATCACTGCTCAGGCATGATCACTGAAAGCGACAAACTCAACATGTTGCAGCACGGACAATGGGTGGCAACCAAACCTGAGAATAATTACCGTGACACGCGGCGCAGTTATCACATATCCTCACTATATTCACCCTGGGAATCATGGGCAAACCTGGTGCAAAAATGGTTAGATGCGCAGCAAGACCCGCACCTTTTAAAAACATTTATCAACACCGCACTGGGTGAGTGTTGGGATGAGGAATCAAACCGGCAAGACCCAAACGATTTGCGCAAACGCGCCGAGTCATACCCGCTCAGAACTTTACCAACTGGTGCGCTAATTGCCACGTGTGGTGTTGACGTTCAAGACAACCGACTTGAGGCAGTGATTTGGGCATTTGGTAAGGATGGCCAGGAGTCATGGGCAATCGATTGGCATGTGTTTTTTGGTGATCCTGCATCGCCTAAACTATGGGCGGAGTTGGATGAGTGGTTGCAATTAGAGTTGGATCATGAGAGTGGATCAAGCGTTAAACTCAGCGCGGTGGCAGTGGACACCGGCGGACATCACACGCAAATGGTGTATGATTTTTGCCGCATTAGAAAGCACAGACACGTGATTGCCATCAAAGGACAATCAAGCCGCAACCGCCCGGTTGTTGGCCGACCAACAAACCAAGACATCACCCTCAAAGGCAAGACCATCAAAGGTGGTGTGCAGTTGTGGCCGGTAGGATCAGACACCGCAAAGGGTGTTTGGTATGGTCGCTTTGCTATTGATGAGGGTGCAGGCCGTGTGCATTTTAGTGACAAGCTAGAAGATGATTTTTTTGATCAGATCACATCAGAGCGTTTGGTAACTCGCTACGTGAAAGGCCACCCAAGAAATGAGTGGATAAAGCCATCACATAAGCGCAACGAGGTACTCGATTGCAGTGTTTATGCCCTGGCTGCTGCCTACCATTTAGGCATGAACAAGTGGAGTCAAAAGGATTGGCAGCATTTAGAGGATGTGGTTGATCCAATCACCAAGGATTTGTTTGCACAAAGCAGCCAAAACACACCAAAAGACGAGCCAAAAGATGAGAAACCGGCAGCAATTGTGCCGCCACCTGGTCGGCTACTACCCACCAAACCTAAAGCCAACGGCAGTTTTGCATCACGTTGGTAAATTATTTATAAATTAGGGTTGACAATTCGAAAAAAGTTACTAATCTAATCAACAAATCAACACTACATGTAGTGTCTAAATGATTAAAAAACACTAGATATAGGGGTTTATAACGTAAATGGCGAATTTATTTGACACCACAAATTATCCAACAACCGAGCCAACAACCATTGTTGCCGGTGATCGCCTCACATTCAAACGCACAAATTTAAGCACGGATTATCCAGTCGCTGATTATGTGCTGCAATATTCCGCACGACTAGAAAAATCAGGCTCAACCGAGATCGCAATCACCGCCATTGTTAGAGATGGTGAGTATGTTGTAGAGATTGGCCGCTTAGTCACTGAGGGTTATGCCGTTGGTGTTTACCACTGGCAGGCCTACATCGTGCGCAATTCAGACTCAGAGCGTGTCACCGTTGATGAGGGTACATGGGAAGTTGAGCCAAATCGTGTCACTTCTAATGTTGATCCACGCGGTCACGTCAAAAAAGTATTGGATGCAATTGAGGCCACCATCGAGGGCAGAGCCTCAAAGGATCAAGAATCATACTCAATACAAGGCCGCAGCCTAGCACGTACACCCATTGCAGACTTAATTTTGTTGCGTGGTAAGTACAAGGCAGAGTATGTGCAAATGCAGCGTGCCGAAAAATTACGCAATGGCTTAGGCAATAGCGCCAACATTAAGGTCAGATTTTAAATATGAATTTTAATATTTTTAAGAAACATAAAAAAACGATCGCACGGCGCGCTTATGCAGGTGCCAAGATTGATCGTTTAACTAATTCTTGGACTACCAGTGCGCAATCAATCAATGATGATTTGCGTGTGGGAGGTAAGGTGTTGCGCGCCAGGGCGCGTGATTTGTCAATTAATAATGATTATGTCAGAAAATATTTGTCATTAATCACAGCCAATGTTGTTGGTGCTAAGGGCATCACCCTGCAATCAAAAGCAAGAACGGCAAAAGGTAAGTTGGACGATAAGGCCAACCGCATCATTGAGCAAAATTTTAAGAAATGGCAAAAGCCAAGCAACTGCGCCTCAGATGGGCGCATGAGTTTTTTGGAAATGCAAAGGCTGTTTATTGAAACCTCAGCGAGAGATGGTGAGTGCTTAATAAGATTTATTCGAGATGGCTCAAAATACGGCTTAAAGCTGCAATTTTTAGACACAAACCGCCTCGATGAAACCTATAACCTCAAGCTAAAAAATGGCAATGTTATCAACATGGGCATCGAGATTAATGAAATGGGCGCACCAGTTGCATACCATTTGTTGACCAATAGCACCACCGCTTACGCACAAGGTGGCCGATCTTTTGAGCGCGTACCGGCTGAAGATATTATTCACGCCTATAAGGCTGAACGCCCAGAGCAAATCCGTGGCGCAACCTGGATGGCCTCGGCCATGAGTCGGCTCAATATGTTGGGTGCGTATGAGGAGGCCGAATTAGTGGCAGCCCGCGTTGGTGCATCTAAGATGGGATTTTATACCTCAGAGGCAGGAGATTCATTTATCGGCAATGAGGATGCTGCCGGCAACTTAGTCAGTGAGGCAGAGCCAGGCACGTTTGAGCAATTACCGGCAGGCACATCATTTACCACCTTTGATCCAACTCATCCAACCTCAGCTTTTAAAGACTTTAACAAGTGTATTTTGCGCGGTATTTCCGGCGGTTTGGGTGTGAGTTATAACTCATTATCGTCAGATCTTGAGGGTGTTTCATTCTCATCAATACGATCCGGCACATTAGAAGAGCGCGACCAATGGCGTGTCAACCAACAATGGATGATCGATCATTTTTTATCGCGTGTTTATAACGAGTGGCTCGGCATGGTTTTGCTTAATGGCTCAGTCGGATTTAGTTTTACAGACCATGAAAAACTATCAGAAATCAATTGGCAGCCGAGAGGTTGGGCATGGGTTGACCCACTTAAAGACATCAAGGCAAACACCGAGGCAGTGATGGCCGGTATTAAAACGGCATCAGAAGTTGTGGCCGAGCAAGGATCAGACATCGAAGATGTTTACCAGCAATTGCAATACGAGCAAGGATTGGCCAAAAAATACGGCTTAAATTTATCAGTTACAGAAACAGAAGAGGTTGCAGATGAGCAAACAAATCAAAACGGGTGATCTAACCCGTCATTTTAATTTAGACCGCAGCAGTGTGGATCAAGACAATAGGACAGTTGAGTTATCGTTTTCAAGCGATGCACCAGTCGAGCGTTGGTTTGGAAATGAGATTTTATCCCATGATCCAAAATCAGTCGATTTGGGGCGTTTGAATGATGGCGCACCCTTATTGATGGATCACAACACAAGCGATCAAATAGGCCGAGTTGAAAGTGCATCGGTGGACGGGAAACGTGGCCAAGCAATTGTGCGTTTTTCTAAGTCGGCACGCGCTCAAGAAATATTCACAGATGTGATGGATGGCATACGTCAAAACATCTCAGTTGGATACCGTATCAACGAGATGGAACTTGACGAGTCGCGTTCAGAAGATGGGTTGGACACTTATGTGGCAACTAATTGGCAACCGTATGAGGTGAGTGTCGTGTCAGTACCGGCAGACAACTCAATCGGTATTGCTAGATCAGCAGAGGGCAACAATATTACCACCATCACTAATTTTAAAAATAAGGATAAAAACAAAATGTCAGAAAATAAAACAGAAACAATAGACGTAAAAGCGGTTGCAAATGATGCAATGACAGCAGAGCGCACACGTGTTGCGGGTATCACTGCAATTGCAGATACGCACCCACAGTTAAAAGAGTTTTCACGCCAGTTTATTAGCAGCGGCAAATCACTTGATGATTTCAGACAAGTGGCATTGGAAACTATCACATCAAACATGCCAACAGCACCATCAGCACGCGTTGATGATGTGGATATGAGCGAGAAAGAGCAGCGCCAATACTCACTATTGAGAGCATTAAAAGCACATTCAATCGGTGACTGGTCAAATGCAGGCCTAGAGCGTGAGGTGTCATTAGACATCGAGAAACGCATCGGCTCATCAAATGGTGGTTTCTTTATCCCGGCCGGTATGTCGTGGAACTCACGTGCGCAAGTAGCAGGCACAGCAACAGCAGGTGGCCATTTGGTTGCAGAAGATCATTACGGTACATCATTTATTGATGCACTACGTGCAAACCTAGTAGTTGATGCAGCAGGCGCGACATTCATGTCAAACCTAACTGGCAACGTTGCAATCCCGGCACTTGACTCAAGCACTAATGTTCATTGGGTAGCTGAGAACGGCACACCAACAGCAGGCGCGCCAACATTCAGACAAGTGACTTTATCACCGCACACTGTGGCTGGCTATGTTGATATTTCGAGAACCCTAA